TGCAGGCCTATCTGCACCTCATAGGCCGGGCGGGGAATGGTGATCTGCCCAGCCGTAACGGTTGCAGGCTGCATGGGCACACCGTCTGCAACAATATCCACGCTCTTGCCTTCAAGATGGCCGAGGCCGGTCCATACGGTTTGTCCGCCTCCACTGCTGGCCACAATCCCGCTATCGACAAAGGCGCCACCGGTAAACCGCTCCACATAACGCTTGGTGCTGCCGTTGATAGTGCGTCGAACAATGGCCCACACCTGTTCGCCGTCCTCGGTCGGTATGGCTGCAACCGACTCGAATACGCCGTCTGTGGTTTGCCGCGCCCAGCCCACAACATCCTGATCACGGTCAACAGTAAGAGTCGCCAGGACGCCATCCTCGCGCACCATGAACAGAATCGACTCAGGCTCTTGCTGGTAAGCCATATCAACGATGCCGCTCTCGGTGATGTGCTCGGACAAGACAGACATGTCCGGCGAGCCGAAGGCATCAGAATCGTACTTGTAGGCCATGGCCCGCAGCTTGCGATCAGATCGCTGCACGAAATACAGCTCGTTACCAATGCGGCACGGGCGCACGCGGTTACAGCCATACACCGATTGGTTTTTAACCTGAATGTTCGTAGGCGTGATGGGCTTCTCAACCCCACCGGTAAGACTGAACTCACCGCCATAGGTCAGGGCAATCAGCGCCTTGACTTGGGCCATGTGCGAAATAGGGTTGATCTGATCAGAGGCAACGCTGAACGACATGGCGTCATCGTCCTGGGTGCCAAGTTCGAAGTTCAGGTACTCGCTGGTACGGCTCAGCCATACGGTTTGCGGATAGCTAAGCGAGCCACCACACGCAAGCCGCTGCTCATAGAGTGTTCCGGTGACCGGATAACCGTCCGTATCGTTCCACACGGATGATTCAAGAGACCATGAATTGGCAGTTGCACCAACCGCCGAGGTCATTGCGGCCTGAATCGTGCCTTTGACCACGGTGGCGCTGGTGTATGAGGTGATCAGCACTAGGCCGCTGTTGAGCTTCACGTACTTGCCAACGTCATTGGCACGCCATCCAGCGGCGCTGAGCGTCAAGTTGATTACCTTGCCTACAGGATCTTTTGCACCAGGTGTACAAGTCGCCTGTGGCGATACGGTCATGTCCCACGTTGCCAGCGATGTGCTGACGAATGCGGTTATGACCTCGACAGTTGCCACGGTGGCACTGGTAACTCCGGTGATTTCAGCCAGGCCACCGCCAGAAACGACCTGCCGCCCAACATCGGCGGCAAGGAAAGCGCTGGCACTTGAGGTCATTGTTACGCCGGCGCCAACGGCAGCAGATGAAAGAGTCGCCGAGGTGGTGAACTTGATGCCGGCCTCAGCAAAAGGCTTAGTCACGAACGGCGCCGGGGCCAGAGTCCAATCCGTGTTGGTTACCCGCCGCAGACGGTAGATCGGTGTTGCCTGCTGGAAGATGAACATGGTGTCAGCGCCCTGGACATACTCCAGATCAAACAGCATGTCCTCGCTGTACGGGCTGACCAGTTCGACTCCGGTTGAGGTGCCATCTGGGTAAAAGATGCGGATATACAGGTCGCCGAACTCGATTATGTAAGCCTGCGTCTTGTTGAAGACGTAGGGGATTACCCGAGAGCGCTTGGCTGAATACTTGGTTTCAGCGCAGAACAGCGTGCCATCACGGCGCTTGGCGCCACCGTGAATCAGTGGCCAGCAGTTCTCCATCAGCTCAGCGCCGTTTTGGTACCGCGCAATATCCACGCGGCCCAGCATGCGCGGCGACAGTTCACCGGCAGTGAAGTTGGTTTGAATCAGCGTAAACCTAGGCATTACCAGCCCTCGCCCATGCGGGCCTGTAGCAGAGGGAAGTCGCCAAACGTCTCCGGTGGTTCTTCCTGGCCATCCACGGCCTTAGCCACGCGTAAGGCCTGCTGCAGCTCTTGCATGCGGGACTGTTCAAGCGCGGCAGATTGGGTAATGGCGTAGGCCAGGCGTGCTGCCATGGCCAGCGTCATCAACTCAACCAGCGCTTCGTCCCAAGTGTTTTCGTCTTCGTTGCGAAAGATGTAACGCAGCTGGAGAACGCTGGTGTTGGCCTGAATCGTCCGACCCTCAACCTTGTAATCAATATTGCAACCACCTTCCAACACCTCCAGCACACGCAGGCAGTCGGTTGGCAACTGGAACTGTTGGGCGTAACCGAAAGCAGGTGCCGTGGCATCCGGCGCCAGCACCAGGCGCTTAACGGCGCAATTCCAAGGATGGGAGCGCAGCATCTTGTTGCGCACCACTGGGTAAAGGTTCGCGCACAGCTTGGCTCGATCAAGGTCGGCCGCATCTGAGAACGAGTTGATCGACTGAGCCCCAAGCATCAACAACGCATTGGAGCAGATGGATACGCCTGTGGTCATAAGTCCAACTCCAGATAAAAGAACCGGGGCGCTAGGCCCCGGTTGTTAATGCGCCATCCATGGCAGTCGATCAGTTGCCGTCGCTGTACTGCACCTTGAGCGCCACGGTGCCAGCAGAGCCGGCGGCAGCGGTCAGGGTGACAGCGAGGTCGTACTGCTTGCCTGGGTCGGAGGCCAAGCCAAGCGCTTGCCACAGCGGCTTTTCAACATCAGCCAGGCCGAAGCCTGCACCAGCGTCGGCGGCGTCCGCTTCGTGGGTAACGTCCTGATTGACAAGCGCGGTGGCCAAGGACTGGGCCGAGGCGAAGAAGTCAACGTCGACCACGGCGCCAGCGTTGACGCTAGTGATGTCGTAGATGCCAACGTCAGCGGCACAGGTGGTGATTGCATCGCACGACAGCAGCACGCGGCTGATGCGGTCGCCAGAGCTAACGCGAGCCATGCGGTAGATAGATGCGATGGAATCACCGCTTACCGCCTCAATCACACCAACGCGCTCACGCAGTCGGCCACCATCGATCTTCTGGGCAGTGAGGGTTTGAGGGAATGCGTCACCAGCGGTGACCGCCGTGGATTTGGTAGTTACTACAGCCATGATGTGTGCTCCTGAATCAATGGGGTGGAAAGCGGAACGGGGCCATCACTGGCCCCTGCTATCACGGATCGTTGGCCGCGATTTCCACAACCTTCTCTTCTTCCACCCGGACAGAGCCGATGGACATTTTCCCGTAGATACGGACGTTGAAGCCCTTGCCAGGGTCCTTGCCCACCTCGGTCATGATTTCCGCGCCCTTGCCCAGCGTTACGCCGGACTTGGCGTAGGCGTAGCAGTAGCGGGTTGCACCGGACTTCGGCAGGCGCTCGGACGGAATCCAGTTAAAGCCCATCCACTTGCCCTTGAGCGTGCCGCTCTGGAGCATCTGAGCCGCCAGGAAGTCAGCGGAGGTCAGCGTGGTGTCAGCCAGGATGTCGTTGAGGGCCTGCGCGTGGTAGACCATGAACAGCTCTTCGCCGGCTTCCTCGTCCGCTTCGTTCAGGCGGAACATCTTCTTGGCCTGAATGATCTTGGTCTTGGTCAAACCGGTACCGCCGACCGCGATCTTCTGGGTTGCAGGCAGGATGATGTTGCCGGTGGTGGCGCGGGAGTTGCCGCCCAGAGAGCTGATGATCACGTCATCCTTGGCGCGGTTCAGGGAGGCAATCATTGCCTTGACGTATTCCGAGCTCGGGTCGGTGAGCATGCGGATCTTGTCCTGGTCATCGACCATGTCGCCGTCTTCCCAGTCGTAGAGGTCTACGAAGCGAGTCGAGTGCGGTTGATCGTTGATCGGGGTGTCACCGTGGCGCTGCGTGCGGCGCTTGGCGGTACGCTGACCAAGACGGTTGATCGACTTGGACATGCCGACAATGTTCGGCTCGATGGTGACGGTAGGCTCAAGCCGCGATGTAGCCTGCTGAGCCAGGTGCATGAAGTTGTCCGCGAACTGCTGGACAAAGGCTTCGGTGATTTGCTGGGACATAAGGTGCACTCCAATGCAGTAAGGGATTGCCTGCAGGGTGTCCACTGAGTGGGCCTGTATTCCTGGCGTGCATCGGCTCTGCTGCGCCTCGGGGCTTTCCGGGTATCTGCGTGCCATCGCAGGCCGGCCCATTGCTGGGATGCCTGCGATGTTTGTGCATGGAGGGTGTCGGTTTCCCGACTATTTGAAGCGGCTTCCGCCGGAGGGATAGCGAGCGGCGTACATACCATCAAGCTGGGCTTTCACTGCGGCGCGCTTCGGATCGTGCTGTGGCATGGCTTCAAGCTGTGCGCGCAGCTCAGCTGCCTTGACGTTGAAGTCTACTTCGCTGGCTGGGTTGTTGGCGTTGACCGGGGAATCTTCGCGCAGCTCTTTGCCGATGTTGGCAGTGAACGCGATGAAGTCAGGGTCATTGCCGTACTTGGCCATCAGCGCATCGAAGTTGCCCGGTGCAGTGCCTTCGCTGGCAAAGGCCTGGGCTGCACGGTAGGACGCGCTAACACCCGCCTTCATCGACTGGTCATCGGCCCACACGGTTTTAAGCGCTGCGGTGCAGTCCTGCTGGGTCAGGATCGCGCCACCTTCGACCAGGCCCGGTGCTGCTTTCAGGTATTCGCCAAGCACGTACGACACCTGGTCGTTGGTCAGCCCCTTGGCATGCGCACCTTTCAGAAACGATTTGCCCGTCTCGTCGGCCTTGAACTCTTCGAAGTCGAAGCCCTCAACCTCAAGCTTCGGCGCGTACTCTTCGGCAGTCTTGGGCGGCGCATCACCTGAACCCATGCGGGTTTCAAGGTGCTTGTAGGCCTCGGCAACCTTGCGGGACGATGCTTCCAGATCAAGGCTGCCATCCTCTTTGGTGGTGCGGTACTTCTCAGGAATGAAGTCGTTGTTGCCGCCCTGGTTAAGCAAAGAGCCAGCCGGTGGCGCAGCAGGTGCCGGAGTTGGATTACCGCCACCAGGGTTGCCACCATCGCCGCCCTCTTCGTCTTGCAGGTAGTGGCCAAGTCGGCCATGGATAAACCAGCTCATTCGTCACCCCCAGCATCCAGCTTGCTGCGGAGCTCATAGCCCATCAGCGGCCATACCTTGGCGATTGCGTTGGTGCGGGCGATCTTCTTGCCCAGATCCGCGTCGAAGTTCGCAGCACTGGCGCAGGCAGACTCGCCGGTAACGGTGAAACCGTTCTTCATCACCAGGACGCAGAAGGTCAAGCGATTCAGGCTGTCGGAGCGGCCAGCAGGCTTGGTGCCCATCTGGCTTGCGCCCAACACACCATCACCGGCAGTGAAATAGAACTCAGTGCCGATGTTCGCCTCGATATCACCAGGCGTGACGCGCGGCGCGGTCAGCCCCTTGGACTGAATTTCCTGCTCGATTGCTTTGTCATTCATGAGGGTTTTCCTCTTCGGGTTGGTCATCTACCCCGTTGGCGCGGTTGATGCGCAACAGGATGTGGTCAAGCACCTCGCGGTGCCCTGCTTGCAGGTACGTCTTGAGAACGGCATCAATGCCGCCCACGGTTACGGCGTTCTTGCTAAAACGCTGAATCAACAGTTCAAGCACCATCACGCCTTCTGCGTGCTGCTCGAACACGCGCTTGAACATCGCGTCCTGTTGCTCTGGGGTCAGGTTCATGCGGCACCCATCTGTTTGGTCGCGGCCTGCACGGCCTGCTGTTGCATGGCGGCCTGTTGCTCTTGCTGCTGCGCCGCCTGGGCATCAGCTGCACGCTGCTCACGCCTGGCGCTGACGCCTGCCTTGCTGCGGATGACCGCGCTCGGTACGCCCAAGGCTTCGCCACGGATGCGCTGCGCTTCGTCCATGTCAACGTTGTCCATCACCTCAGGATCGACGGCAGCAGCGGCCATAGCGCCCGCAACGTACTGGTCAATGGCGGTCACCTCTTCCAGCTTCTGCGAGCGGGCAAGCGGGCTGATGTAGCGCACGGAGTAATTGCGCCCTGCCAGCGACTCAGGCGCCTGACCGAGCACGCCGGCACGGTAGGCGATGCCAAAGCAGCGGGTGATCAGGGGTTGCAGGTACTCGGCTTGCAGGCGGCCATAGACCGGGCCAAGCAGCTGACGGATCAACGCGACCCGCACATGCACCTCGGTCGCGGTCATCGCTGGACCGTCCTGGGCCTGGAGCTGGTCGGCCATCAGAATCTTGCGGATGCTGGCCTGCAGGCGGGCAATCTTGGTTTCTGCGTACTGGAAGTTCGAACCGCTTTGCAGCGGCTTCATGGAGTCGACGGAGTTGGCCACGATGATCTTGCGCGGGCCAACCTTGACGCTGCGCGGGTTCAACACGCCGTCATCTTCGGCAATCCACATGCCCGCGATAGCCAGGTCACCGGCAGCAAGGTCCATCTTGCACAGTTCGTTCAGGGTGCGGGCATCAGGCAAGGCATCCATCACCGGGCCCACGGCATACACGCTGTCAGGGATCAGCATCCAGCGCGGCACAACAACCGGCATTTCGTGATAGCCCGACTCGCGCACGATGTTCTTGGCAACAACTTCAACCTGGCAGGACGCCACCGGCATGTTCTTCGCCATCTTGGCGCCGACCATGTACGTGCTACGCGGGTAGATCGCGTGCACGAACTCGACCAACTCAGACGGCTTGTCCTTCGCCAGCTTCTTGGTGCCTTCGCTCAAGTCGTCGCCGAACTCGTTGTACGCCTGCTCAGCGGTCAGCCTGTAACAGCGGTAGACGGTATCGATCGTGCCACCTGGGCGAGAGGCGGCACAGAACACGCTGGAGATTGGCCACAGGTCGAAGGTGTACCCGCCCTTCTCCCGGTCTTCATCGATGTAGAGGGCAAACCATCCAGCATCAACAACGTCGATCAGGCCCTCAAAGGCCGCCGCATCGAAGTTGCTGGCGTGGATGTTCTCCCAGATGAAGTGGCTCGCATCGTCAAGCCAGCGGCGTTCGTCTTCGCTTTCCTGGCCCACGTCCATGCCGAACCACAGGGAGTTTGCCGGGGTCATGCCGCCCATGATTGCGCTAGCCAGGATGCGGGCGGCGTCGGTCAGCGTTGAATCGATGATGCGCGCACGACGACGAAGCGCCTCATCGGCGCTCATCACGTTGGAGTAGAAGCCAGAGCCACGAATGGGATGGCTGTAGTCGTAGCAGTCCCGCCAAACCGACTCATGCGGCGAGCGTTGAGACTTCATGGTGCTCAGCGTTTTGACGATCTGATCGGGTGTCATGGTTAAGATCCGAGGTTGGTCTTGCCCTGTTGCAGGACGGTGCCTTGGGCACCACCGGAAGAGAGCAAGCTGCTCTCTGTCTTGCGCCGTTTGCGGGTGGCGGTTTCTTCGTTCGCCTTCTTGGCTGCAGCATCAGCGGCCTTTTGTGCGGTAACGGCTGGGTCTTCCTGCTGCACAACCTTCGGCTTGCTCGGTTTGCTTCCCATGGTTACGCCTCCTGCTTGGGCTCAGGGCACAGCCAACCGGCATCGGTCATTACGGGCTGCTTGAGCGTGGTGGGATCGACAGCGCCTGACGCCTTGGCGGTCGGTTTGGCTTCTGCGGCTGGCTTGGCCGGTGCCGTGGCAGCGACATAGGGCTCACCGCCAGCGTTCAGGCGCTCGGCCTCGACTAGGGCGGTTGGCTTGTCGCCAACGAAGTCGCTAAACCAGTCGGCTTGGCCCTCCGTTGGCGCGAACCAAATCTTCCAGCGGCCGGCGCCGTTGTGCTTGGCGGTGAACGCTGGGCCACCCAGGTTGAACGCTGCATCTGCCGGCTTGGCTGGTTCTTCCAGTTGTTCGTTGGCTGGCTTGGTCGGGGTTTCGGTTACCGCTGGGGTCAGGGCTTCGCCTGGGGTTTGTACGGTGAGGTCTTCGGGGGCTGGCATCGTGGTGGTCTCGTTGGTGGGTTGATCAACGAGGGCCAGCATCTGCGGGGTGGGCTGTCGGGTTCCCGACTATTTCGAGTGGTAAGCCCACCAGTCGCCAATGGCGCAGGTAGGCAGCTTGTCGCGCTTGTTGCCTGTGATCTGGCACCAGAAGGCCAGCAGGCGCTCACCTTCGGTGTAACGAGGCTCTGCGCCCTGCTTCCAGCCCAGCAGCGTGGTGCGAGCCACACCAATGGCATCAGCAACGGACTGGGGCGAATAGCCGGCGCGTGACAGCCCGGTGATCACCTGGAACCAATCAATCACTCTCTCTGGCTCATGCCGGTGCTTGGATGGCTTCGGTGCAGGCGCAGCAACAGGACGGGCAAGCACGGCACGTTCAGCCTTGGCGATACCAAGGTCGAGCTGGTACGGGTTTGCCTTGTCCGTCATCTGCTAGCCCCCAAACGCGCACGCGCGCGAGGCAGGCAGGGGTTGAGCGACAGCCGCCGCCCGTTCCTGCATCTCGGAAATCGTTGCCCAGAACAGCGCTGGCCTGCCGTATACGTCCGCTGGGCACACCGCATAGCGCAGCCCTGCCATCGCTTCGGGCGAACTGTCGTCAACCAGGCTCACGTCAACAGCGAGCAGTACCCAACCGCCTTCGAGCTGGTGAGCATGCCAATGCAGTACAGGACGGCTCACGACGATTCCCCCACCAGCGGAACAACACGCACCGCAACGCCTGGGGTTGGCCCGAAACGCTTGGACAGGGAGACGTTGACCACCTGCACATCATCCTTGAACACGATGCCGTTGATGCCGTCACAGATGGCCTTGAGCACGTTGTCTGCGTCTGGCTTCTTGGTTGGCATCACGTCGCCGAGCAATGCGGCTGCGGCCTTCTTCTTCGACCACGAAGCCGCAATCGAAACCACAATGCGCAGCTCCATCAGCACAGGGCCTGCGATCAACTCACGTCCAGTCATGGCCTGTTGAGCTGCCACGGCGATCAGGCTTTCGTAATTGGCTGTTTTGGCTGGCGTGAACAGGCGTGCATGGTTGCCAACCTTCCCCACACGTGGCCTTCCCTTCCCGACTGGCTCACCTGGTACCACGAACGAAACTGGCTTGAGGTCAGACATGGGCTTGCTCCTTTGGCAGCCAAGTGATCAGCACGAATAGTGCAATGGCCAACAGAAGGTGATCCTCAGCCAGCATGATGCAGGCGAGCCCCAAAGAAAGGGCCTGCGCCGGTTTCACCAGAGTGGTAAATCCGCAGGAAGCA